GACACTTTTTGAACTGGGCGAGTCTTGCTTTTGCTTGCCTCAGTGCTTGCGGTTTAAGTTTTCGTTTCTGTGATTTGCCCGAATTATGTTGCCAGTTTGGTGTGTTCATTTTTACGTAACATGCCAATCTATGACCTTTCTGATTTGTTGATTATATTCCCACACAGATTTTAACATACTAGCATCTAGTTCATTCTTTTCCATTTGAACTACTAATGAGTTGAGGTCCTTTGGAAAACAGGTTCCACCAAAACCACGGTCACCATCAACACCAGGAACTTTTGAGTGAGATTTTCCAATTCTACTATCAAGAGTTACCCCATTAGAAACTAAATCAAAATTTAGATTAAGTTTTTCGCAGAAATCATACATCTTATTAAAGTAAGCAACTTTAACAGCTAGAAAAGTATTTGAAAAATATTTAATAGCTTCGCTTTCATCAGAACTTACAATAATGTTTGGAATATTTGGAAATAGTTCTTCAAATAAAGTAGCAAATTTTTTACAAAGATCTTTGTCACCACCGATGATGTTTCTTTCAGAATTTCCAAAATCATCTACCGCATTTCTTGCGGTAAGAAACTCTGGATTATGAATTACTTTATAATTAGTAGAATATTTTTTTGTAGTTCCAACTGGCACTGTAGATTTAATAATGAAAGTGCCATTCACTTCTTCCGGCAAGGAATTAAAAAAATCATCCAATATTGAAAGATCACATTCGCCAGTAGATTTCATTGGCGTTGGTAGGCAAACAAAAATAAATTCTTGACCAATAACTTCTTCAAAAGTGTTGAGAGATCTCCTACTATCAACATCAAAAACTTTACAGTCTACCTTATCTTTTAGATTTTGATGTACTGCATTTCCAACAAATCCATTACCTACTATTCCAATCATGATGCTAACCTACTAAATCCTTTAATTTTTTCAAATTTTACCACATTTTCAAATCTATCTTCTAACCCAGTCTTATGAGAAATTACAAACACATTGGCATCTTTAATCACATAACGAATAATTTTAAGAAACTCTTCTGTCCCAAATCCATCAAGTGAACTATCGAAAACTTCGTCCATAATCAAAAGATTTGTGTTAACTGAATTCTTCATTCTTGCAACTTCACGCCAAGTAAAAAGAAGTGCAAGATCGATCCTCATTTTTTCACCTTCACTGAAAGATGCATAAGAGAAATCTTCATGAATAGGCGACTGGACGGTTTCGTTAAATTCCTCATCAAGTGTAAAGTTGATATAAAAATCCATCATCTGAAGATAACGGTTAACTTGCTGATTTATCAGCGGTAGATACTTCTTAATGATTTTGGATTTTACTCCACCGTCTTTGAGCAAACTATACGAAAAATCGTAATAGTTGATTGTGTCTTTTTTAGAAGCGAGTTCGTCGTATGTAGTTTTTAAGTTGTCTTTGAAGGATTCTAACTTCTCATGTTCAGAATTTCGGTTTGCAAGGTTCTCGGTAAGAACTTGAATTTCATGTTCAAGATTTCGGATTTGTTTTTGTAATCCGTTAATCTTAATATTGTTTTGAGAAATGCCATTCGTTAGTTTTGAGATCTCCTTCGATAGAGCGATGAATTGACGCTCTCGCTCTTCTTCCTCTTTAATTGCTCCCTCTAGTTCTTTATAACCAGATTGCAACTCCTTTGCCTTAGATTGAGCGTCGTTAATTCTATTTATTCTGAAGATCTCTTCGATAGACTGAGTGCAGGTGGGGCATACCGTATTTTCTGTAAAGAACTTATGTTCTTTAGTAATAGTAGATACTTTTTGGGAAATCTTACCTTTTAAGTTTCCAAGTTTACGCAGTTTTTCTGCATACCCAACTAGTTTATCTTGCTCACGAATATGGTCCCGCAGAGGTTCCTCTGATGATGTGTTTTCTTCATTCAAATATCCTACTTCTTCAGTTAAGGACATTATAGAAACATTTTTATCATCAATATCTTTCTTTCCCCTGTTTTCAAGTTCTTCAATAAAACTTTCTTGCATTTTAACTTTATCGAGAAGAGATTCTTTTTTCAATTCAAGAACTTTCATCTCATCCTTTATTGAGCGAATCTTTTCCTTGATAATAGTATTCATCGATGAGAAGATCTTAATGTCAAGAAGATCTTCAATCACTTCTCTACGATGAGCAGCGGGAAGTTGCATAAAAGGAACAAAGGTACTGCTACCAAGAATTACAATCTGCGTAAAAGATTTATAATTCATTTTAAGAACATTTTGTTCAAGCCATTTTTGCTGATCCAATGCGGCAGATGCTTGATCTAAAACTTTACCATCTCTAATAATTTCAAAAATTGCTGGTTTGATTCCGCGAATCAATTTCCACTCAGTAGATCCAACAGAAAATTCAACCTCTACTTTACAATCTTTCTCGTTTACAGAGTTGATAAGTTGGGGTTTGTTAATCTTACGAAATGGTTTGCCGAACAAAGAGAATGTAAGGGCATCAAGTACCGTGCTTTTTCCAGCACCATTTGTACCAATAATAAGATTTGTTTTATGTTCGGTAAAATCAATTTCGGTAAATTGATTCCCAGTCGAGAGAAAATTCTTAAATCGAATTTTTTTAAATAAAATCATCTTCAGTGTTTGGGGGAATTACAATGTCATCTGGGGTAATAATAGTATACTGATATCCATGAGATTGACAAGTTTTTATCATCAAACTATCTTCAATCTCAATGACATGCATTTCTGGATATCCATCCTCTTCCAACAGCATAGCATATCGAACAGCATCATCTTCTTCCTCAAAGAGATATAATATATGTTCGCCTTCATCATCAAGAACAGAATAAGCCCCTTCAGTTTCTCTACCGTTAATTGTTAAGATAAACATTTATACAAGTTCACATGCTTCTTGATAGACTTCTTGCATCATTTTTTTAATGACTGATTTATCAAGACCGATTTCTGCCTCCTCAATATATCTATTCAGTATAGAAATAGTGTCTTCACTCTCAAAAACCTCAAACTCTTCAGATTCTTGAATATCAAAATTTTCAAGAACTTTAAGTTCAGCAACATTAGATGCGTATAGTTTATCGATAAATTTTTCAAATTTTTTAGTGTCGGACTTTTTACGAACAACGACTTTTACAATTTTGTTTTCGTACTCGCGAGTATCAAAAGTCTGATAGTTTGTATCCTCATAATAAATGTTATGAAACATTTTATAAGGATTGTTCACATGTTCATGAGTGATCGTTTCGGTATCAAAAATAGTGAACCCACGAGTATCATTTACATCAGTCCAATAAATCTCATAGGGATTTCCTAGATAGAAGACTGTTCCATTATTCGATCTAGTGTGATAGTGTCCAGAGTAGACGCGGGTGAACTTACCAAATAGTTTGCCCTCCAAACCGTGCTCCATGACGATTTGTTTATTAACTCTAAATCCTTGGAGTTCAAGGTGCCCCATCGCGCACGGGCAAGATGTCTTTTGAATAAGTTTGAGAGTGCTTTCCTCATTTTCTTGATTAATCCATGGAATAAAAAGTGTTGGAAGTTGTCCCAACATCACCTCTGTTGGTTCAGAATATACAGTTACATTATCATACTCGCGCAAAAGTAAATCAACTGCATTCACATTATTAGTGTTCTTGTAATAAGCAGTATGATTCCCAACAATAGTATGAACCTTCACTCCCATTTCTTGGAGTCGATCGTAATAATTATCTTTAGCCCAAGATAGAGCAGAGAAATCAATTCCTTTACGACTATCAAAAGTATCTCCCATATCTACAACAGTAGTAATCCCATACTCTTCGAGCGTTGGGAAAAATACATTATTATAGAAGTTTAGAAAATAATCATGAAAGAGTTTAGAATTCTTTCTTGCCCCAAAATGCTGATCAGTAATAATAGCAATTTTCATTATGAGCAGGTATCACAATCTTCTTGATCTTCCTCCAAGTCTTCTTCTAAATCATCTTCTTGATTTTTTTCATCAACGATTTCTTCAGTAAAATACTTTTTAAGAATTTCAAAATCTCTTACATTAGAATATGTGATCAAGTTCAATCCACCAAGAAGTATTTTTACATCTTGAAGTGATTCGATTGTATCAACATTTAATCGATAAGCTTTTACTTGTGCCATCAGTAACGAAGTTTAGAGTGTACAGCGTCTTTGATACTATTATAGTCGCTATAGTTGCTGCCGTCAATACTGTTGTCGTCAAATACTTCCGAAAATCCAGAGCGTTCAAGAATCTTGTTCTTGATTTCTAGTTGACGCTTCTCCCTCTGAATACGGCGAAGAAACGCATAGTGGATAATTTGAGTAAAGTAAGCAAAAGGATTTTGTGACTTTTCTGGATTGAAGTTGTGAATATATTGAACACAATTTTCAATACCATCGGAGATCATATCTTCCTTGAACATATAGTTCACAAAGTTTGGTTTGAACGATAGATGATTAGCGATCTTCAGGAAACACTCCCCAATGTAGCGAGGGATAGGAGGTTTTGGTTTTCCTTGAATCTGTGCAATTTCTTTGTCTTCACGATACTTAATTAAAGCAGCGAGAAACTCTTTGTTATTGACGTAGTGCTCTGACCTTTTTCTTTTGGCCATGACTGCTGTGGTAATCATAAGTTTTTATCATTATTATGTATAAATTATACCACTTATACCTATGCTTGACAAGGGGTCTGAAAAGATGTACAATAACCTTTGTCCGGGTTGATAAGATACAGCTTAGCTATTATTATAGATCTTTTCCAATATCTCTTTAGCATCATTGACATTTGAGATATATCCCATTCTCCTATTAATTTTTGATTGACTTGCACTTTCTTTATTTGATTGCCTGAGATAATTCTGATAAGTCACGATCATTTCAATATCAGAAGATTCTGTCATTGTCAATACATCTTCAATATTGATAATGAACATATCTTCTTTAGTCGTTTTAAGCCAAGGTTCTACTTTATATCCAATCACTCCAGTTCTTCCCTTTATTTCGGTGATAATGATTGGATTAGAAATAATAAGCATTGTTTTATCTTCCTCTTCGGAAGCTGCTACCTTTGCGAATATTTCTTCACCTGTTTTTAATTTGATTGTGGCATAAAAATCTTCTTCAATTCCCATTTCTTCAAACCTCTTTTCTTTTTTTCCACCACAACTTAGCTGCCTCACTTTTATTTTTTATATGTTC